TCTTCCGTTTCAGGTTCTTCTGGCTCTACTTCAATTGGCAGCAAAGTTGTTTCTGTTGATTCCCACTCTTCTGGAATGGTCGTTACTGTTGATTCAGCTTCAGGCAATGTTTCTTCTGGAAGCGTCGTTACCGTGGATTCTGTTTCAGGCTCTGGGGTTGGCTCTGGTGGCAGTGTGGTGCCAGTTGGCGATGAGTCGCCGCCGCCACCATTATCGGATTGACCAGGATTACTGGGACCGGGAACGGGCTGATAGGGAACTGTTGTAGTTGTAGTTGTAGTTGTAGTTGTAGTTGTAGTTGTAGTGGTCGTTGTTGTCGGTGGAGTTCCTACTTGAAGCGAAACAACATTTGAGTTAGCAGAATACTTACCAAAAGTATCGTTGTCTGAACGAATGTGGAAAAGCCATGTGGTTCCGCTTGGCATTAAACTTTCAAGTAGCGAATGGTCAATTGTGTAAGTCGTATTCAATGCGTTTGCGTCGCCGACATTTCCAGTAGCCAAACCCCAACCGTTTTGTCCTGCTGTGTTTAAACCGATGGCATATCTTTCTGGTAAGTATCCGCCAGTTGTTGGTGCACTCCATGTGAGAACAACAGTTGTCCCAATATTTTGAGCCGTCAAATTTAATGGAGCGCCAATTGTGTCAGGGAATGTGTTGTTGCTCTGAGCGAAAACAGTTCCAGTCGTATATGGACGAGCCGTACCTATTGCATTTGTCGTTCCGTTCCATTGGTAGTAGCGAACCCAAACACCAGATGCATCCCAAGTGTTGCCAGTAATTGTTGACCAACTTTGGTTTTTTTGACCGTTGTTATATGTGTCATCAAGGTAAATGGCTATTCCGTTCGTGTTGAATGTGTTATCTGCAATCAAACGATTATTGGTGCCCATATTGAAAGTTGTTGGAATCCAAGAGTTGTGATAAATACCAATATCATTGTCAGTAAAAGTCGAATCAAGTATTTGGGTGCGGTTCAAGCCTGTGACATTGGCGCCATAGTTGTTGTCTGTGAATTCTGAGTTTTCTACTTTGGTAAAGCGATAGTTGTAGATACCAGCGTTGTTGTTATCAAAGATACAATTATTAACATAGGTCTTGTTAGTGAAAACGGAGTCAGGTTCATTTGCCCAAGTAGTTATTCCTGTAGCAAGTTGTGGTGTTGAACCATAATCTCCAGCAATACCGATATTAAGATAATCAAATGTTGAATTCGTATAAGTTGCAGTGCTGTTGTTATTGTTGTTGAAAACAGCAGAACCGCCACTCATTCCAGTAAAGCGAACATTGGTTGCGCTGACAGTTCCTGAGCCGTTATAAATCAAACCGCCATTGGTTGCTTGACCTTGTTTCAATGTCATGTTTGAAATTGTCAAAGTTATTCCAGATGCAATATTGAATGGACGATACAAATTGTTTCCATCAATAACTGTTTGAGTTCTGCCATTTCCGGTTATTGTGACGCTTTGCGTAATCTGAGGCAGGGCACTGGCTAGGGTAATTGTCCCATCGGATGTAAAAGTTATTGAGTCGTATATCCCACCAGAATTTGCATTTGCTTGAGTAATCGCCCAACGCAAAGAACCAGAAGAACCATCGTCAAGAAGATTTGTAACAACCAGCGATGTAGCGGGTGCAAGAGTTGTAGTCGTAGTTGGAGCAGCAGTAGTAGTAGGAGCAACAGTTGGGGCAGTCGGACTGTTTGATGCAACGCCACCAAAAGTTGTGCAATTACTGCCTGCAGGAGCGCATCGTTCTGCTGTTCCGGCGGCATTGTCAACCAATAGCACTGGAGACAAGCCAGTATCTCCGAGGTTGAAAACAGTGAAACCTAATTTATAAGTACCTGTGACGCTTACTTCGTAAGTAGATTTTTGCCAACCAGTAGCCCCATAGGAATTGGTTGAATAGTCACCAGTGCCTGGGTTGGTAAAGCCAAGAAGCGCATATTCTTGAACTGAATTGTTGACGGTTATTGTCGGAGTGCTTGGCGTATTGACCGACACCAAAGAAGTTACCGAGCCATCGTTGAATGGAACATAATCTGTTCCGATGTAATTCCAAGACATCGTGTATGTAACATCGGCAGTTAGTTCAACTTCTCTCGTAATCCACGCAGCATCTGTTGGGTTCGCATTACCCATACCAGAAGCATTTCGGTCTGCTGTCAACCTGTTTCTAATTGCTGTTTCATTAGCGCCAGAAAGACCCAAAGCAGTCATTGCTTGCGTAAAAGTTTGCTGATTGTTTTTGGGTTGGAGCGCTACGGCATAGGTCGCATTATTTGGGGCAAATGTCCAACTGCCAGCACTTACTGCTGGGGCGTAATAAATGGATGATGGGTCACTTCCAACAGCGGGATGAGAAGAGTGAGTAAAAGTTCTTGACCCACTAAATATGGTTACGCCAGTACCGCTTTGGGTTATCGAATTGCCGAGAGTTCCGGTTTGGGAGCCTTTGTTCCATCCAGTAAAAGAATTGTCTTCAAACCCAGCATCTGGAATTGGGGTTTCACCTGTTGCCTGAACTGACGCAGAAAAACCAAAAAAACTTAAAAATAAGAAAAATACCGACGGGATAGCCATTATGGCCGCTGATTTGTTTATACGATAGCGCCGCCGGAACATCCAACCTCCAAAAAAATACCTCCAATTCTAGCATTTTTGGGAGATAAAAGAGAGGTTAATTAAAAATCAACAATTTAATTTCTAAAATACAATATTGCTCTTTTGATGCCTTCTTCAAGAGTTATTTTGGGTGTATAAAAAGACAACATTTTTGTAGGGTCGCATACGCGGTATTGAACTCCTTCTGGTGCTCCAATTATTCTTTCAAACTCAGGAGAATAACCACATTCAGTTGTTACCAAAGTTGCTAAATCGTTAAATGAAGTAGCTCGCCCAAGTCCTAAATTCACTGGACCCTGTATGTCTTGTCGTACAGCTTCTAGTGTTGCCGCAACAACATCTTCCATGTGCATGAAGTCTCTAACCTGATTTCCTGAACCCCAAATTTTAAATGGGTTTGCTTTTTCAATACCACGTTTAATGAATGATGGAAAAGGATAATCAAGAGACTGGTCTTCGCCATATCCAGAAAACGGACGAAATATATGAACTTTTAATCCTTCTTTTTCTGCGTAACTTGCAAGCATTTCTCCGGTGAGTTTTGCCCAACCGTATGTATAGTCGGGGGATTGAATGTTTTTTAAGTCAATATCTGATTCGGTTAGATGATGAGTAGAACCATAATCTTGCAACCTAATTGGATAAGCAGCCGAAGAAGAATAATAAATAATTCTTCCTGGTTTTGTTCTTAGCGCCCACTGAAATAATTCCGAATCAATTGCGAGGTCTACTGCGACAGATAATGGCTCACCTTCTATTGTTGCCCTTCCCCCAACTATTGCAGCGAGATGAACTACTAAATCAAAATATGTGTTGTCATTTGCAAAAAAATATCTAGCGTCTTGCCACTTAGATGTTTCATTCTTAATATCGATACCGACAATTTCATGACCATCTAATGCTTTCTTAAAATAACTACCAACAAACCCGGCATCACCAGTAATTAAAATTTTCATTTGCATCCCCAAATCCCATATTTATATGGCTCGCCAAATACTGTTGTGTCTAAATATAGAAAAATATTTGGTATCCACCCTGACTGGCTAAACAAGTCTTCAACACCATGTCTATCCCAAGACCAGTAATGTTCTGTGTTGTTGTCTTCCCAGTTCTCTATTGGTGTAGAAAGAACTAAGTATTTAGATTTGTCTCGTATAAGTTTCAAAGTTTGTAACGGGTCTTCTACATGCTCAAGAGATTCTGAACATACATAAACATCAACCGTTGGGATACTGGCGATTGTTTTATCGATTGGTCCAACCAATGGATATGTTGGTGCGTAGTCTCCAAGAAAAACATTCTGCATACCCATTGTTTTAACTATGTCTCCATTGCCACAACTTAAGTCCGCAATACTTTTGGCGTCCATTATCGCAATAGCATCTTTAACAATATTTTTTGTCACCTCAACACGCACATGATGTCCTCGACCATAAATACGGTGGTCGTGTGGTTTTGCATAAATTTGAGCCAATAATTCTTCAGTATGAAATTCGCGCAATTGCTTAATCATCTATAAACCGTCATATCATGACCACGAGTCTCAATGGCCCCAACAGCTTCAGGAAAATGTTTTGCAAGACAATCTTCGCGTACATATGTTGGGATTTTTAAATAATGAAGTGCATCATGATGAAAGCATGGGTCATCTGACATGTTTTTATCCATATCCCATCTCCATCGAATACCGGAGAATACTTCTCTTGCAATAAATATTGCAGCCGCAGATGCCATGGCGTTCATTACTGGGAATGGGTATTTATCAACCATGGGCCCACGCAGTCCGTATGTAGTGATATATGGAGCGCACAGGGGATGGTTCATTTCTAACATTTTAGGCAAAATGTCGTCTGGCGGCATTGTGTCTGCAGCAAGAAATAACATATGTGTACATGCAGGGTTTGACATTGCAAAATCATTAACTAAATTTTGCCCTACTGTAATATGGCGAATTCTATTTTTAGTATTTACCTCAGTACGTCCGTCATCAAGCGAGTATGTCCAGAAGGTACCACCAATTTCTTCTAGTCTACTTATGAAGGGTTTAAATGGCTCCAAACCCCTAGCATCTACTTGAATCGCCGCAAAATATTGAACGTTGACCCAGTTGCCAAAACGTTGATAATTTTCTTTTACTTTTTCTGCATTCTTCATCCACGAAGCCCAATGGTCCTCATTGTCCATCACAAATGCATGTACTGTCGTTCCAACTGTAATCATATTTTCTCCAACATATGTCTAAGGGTTGCGTCCCAATCGTAGCCTCTTTTTTCTATTGTAAAATTTTGTAAATTTTCATAATTTACTTCTATTTCATCTTTTCTATTAGAAGTATTTAATAACTCATCTAAATGGTAAATCCATTCATCTGCCGTGCTAGCTACTCTTCCAATGCCACTTGCTGCTAATGTGGCATATTCGGCAATATTGGTCGCAACAAAAGGTATTCCAGCAGCCGCATACTCCAGTCCTTTAATATATGATTTTGCATGATTAAAAGGGATATCTCTCAAAGGGGCTATACCTATATCTATATTCCTAAAAAGAGATGGATATTTAGATATGGGTACTAAGGGCTTCGGTTGCGCAACATATTCATGAGGAATTCCAAGTTGAAGATTGGCAGCAATTGCATCTTCTTGATGTCCGGAATGCGTAAACCATAATTTACGCTCTTTTATATATTGGCCAATAAACCCAGATAATTCTTGCAAATCTCTTGACCTATAATTTGTTGCTCCAACCCATCCAATATTTAGATGTTTATTCTTTTTGAATTTATTTCTTTTCCATCTTGGTAAGTCAATACCATTTAGGACCATATACACGTTATTTCTTTTACTTGCATAATAATTAAATAAGTATGGAGTTGAAGTTATGACGGCATCGGCTGCCATAATTATTTGAGCATAAATTTCTCGGTTATAATCAGGATGAAATTCTTTGCTTGTTAAATAATATGCTTTATTAGCTTTATCTAATTCATCGTGAGCGTCGTCAATGTCTACGACAATTTTTTGGCCTAATGCTTGAGCTTTAGGTATGCCTTCCAAAACCTCTCTATGCATTAGCAATTTAAATACGATAATATCCCAGCCGTGTATTGCATCTCCATTGGAGAGCATTAAACCAAAACCATTAGTTTCATTAAATCCGGGAAACCCAACAGTGGATGTCCAGCCATGTTTCTTTAATTCATCCGATGGTAATTTGCACCTATACCAAGCGCACCCGCTTGGTTCAATTGGGTTAATGCCCAAAGACCAATCATGAGTTAAGAAAGCCACTGAAGGTTTTTTTGACATAAGTTCACTCTAATCGATTCTTTATGTTGTGATAAACTTTGAACAGGACCGAATACGTCCAGGAGGAAAAATGAGCGTAGCATTCATCAAACAAGTAGTTGAGCAGGCAGCAAAAACATTCGTGACCGCATATCTCGGTGCATGGGTGGCAGCGGGTTCAAGCTTTGATGCCTTGACCGACACAGGAAACCTTAAAATTGGTGTTACTGCAGTAGCGGCATCAATTGCTATGAGCATGGGTCTAAAGAAGGTTGGCTCAAATAAGGACTCTGTTTCAGTACTTTAATCTGAAACTGTCCGTAGGGACAGGGGTTCCTAATCTACAATCTTTTAGGTCTTTGATTAGGAGAGCGCGTCCGTGATTGCTGGTGTCTATAACATAACGATAGAGCAGGGCTCTACTTTTGGACGTCTTATTGCCATCGAACAACCAGACCTAGCCACAGACCCCACAGGTCAAACTTTTGAAAATTTTGATTTGTCAGGTTTTACTGCTCGGATGCATATTCGCAGAACTATTGACACTGCAACTCCAATGATTACCTTGACTACTGAGAACGGTCGAATAGCAATTAATCCCAACATTGCTGGGGCACCCACTAAAAATAACGAGATTTCTTTAATGATTACCGCCGACGATACGGCAACTATCACAACTAGTGGGGTTTATGACCTGGAAATTGTAAGTGCTGGTGGAACAGTCTCGAAAGTTATTCGCGGCGATGTTACTTTGATACCTGAGGTAACTAGATGAGCAACGTACCTAATCAGGTTTACATTAACCAAGACACCGCTAATCAAGTAATCGTTAATCAAGATTCTCCAAACCTTGTAACCGTTAGGGCAAATTCTGGCGCAGCCAATACTCGCCGTCATGAACATGTTCAAGGGCAAGCTTCGACTACTTGGGTAATTACCCATACGTTAGGCGGGAAACCTT